AATCTCTTGGTCAGCAACAAAGTTTATCTGATACTGATACTTTGCTATGATAATAACAATGTTTGGTACAGAACGACCTGTAGCATGATCGTACATCACATCATAGATCCTTCTCATAATGTGATGAGGATCATGATCCATGTGCTGAGTTACCCACTCCTTGACCAATTTATAATTACGATCCTTCATTGCTTTGATTAGATCATAAGCATTGATGTCTGCTATATCTGTTAAGATATCTGCCTCTATCTTACCCTTAGCTGCGTGTCTCTGTGTCTCATTAAGTAACCTTCTCCAGTCAGGATAATATCTCTTGATCAGTTTAGCAGTAACCTTATCACTAGACTCTACAGACTCACTCTTAAGGATCTCTCTAAGTCTCTCAAAGAAATGAGAACTTAGTTCTGTCTTCTCAGTATTATTGATCTTGAAATCAATAACAGTACATCTAGATTTGATAGGATCTATCAAACGATTAACAAAGTTACAAGTAAAGATAAACCTACAGTTCTTATGATACTCCTCTATTGCTGCTCTAAGGATCATCTGAACATCTTGAGTCATATTGTCTGCCTCATCCAGTATGACCACCTTGTGAGTCTTTGTAGAGGTCAAAGAGACTGTAGTAGCAAATTGCTTTACTCTAGTTCGGATAGTATCAATCGATCTACCCTCATCTGATCCATTAATAATAATATAAGAAGCACCTAACTGATCACACAAAGCTCGAGCTACTGTGGTCTTACCTATACCAGCAGAACCAGACAGCAAGAGGTTAGGAATCTGACCTTGATCTAAAAACCCAAGGAAAGATTTCTTTAGTCCATCTGGTAGGATACAATCGTCAATAGTCTTGGGTCGATACTTCTCAACCCAAAGGAATTCAGTCTTCATTAGGTTCCATTTGAATAACACCACTAGATCTCATCTCGTGGTATCGATTACGAATCTGGTCTTTAAACCAGGCGGATCTATTACTAGCAAGATCATACTTAACAAGCTCATCCAATATCTTAAGAAGATCTGCTTCTTGTTTAGTGAATGATATGTTAATGATTAACTTCTTTTCACTCATTGTGGTTCCAAAGCAACGTAATACTTTAAGTTAACATCCTGAGATCCCTCCCAATCACTAACAACCCATTCAGATAAGAGTTGTTCTGATACAGATACCTTGTAAGATGCTTTATTATACACACGTAAGTTATCAACCTTCATGTTGAGATCATACTCACCTGTAGTAGTAGCATTAGGTAGATCAAATCTACATGAGTTACTGGTGTCCATATCCTTATCAGAGAAGTTAATGAAAGCAGCAGTACCATCACTACAGAATGATAGATCCCTGAAACCAAACTTACCTGAGATATTCAATCCCTTATTAAGCAAGGACTTGTCTAAATCAAACCCAATGTTTGAACCAGGAAACTTAACAGACTTATCAGGAGCTACCTTAAGGGTAATCTCTGGGTCACTGTAATAATATTTAATCGCTATATTATTACCACGAAGAACAACATAGTCCTCGTTACCAAACTCTAGAGTTGGATCATCTAATATTCTTAACCCAGAAAGAAACTGACTTAAGTCATAGATTGCAAAGTCTTGTGGGAAGTATTCTTCACACACATACTCTGCTAAGATGTTCTCTGCATTAGAGATAGTCTTAATGATGTTCCCCTTCTTGAATACTATAGAGGAATTAATTGTTGCAAAGTTCTCAAGGACTGAGAACGTTAGCTCGGATAAATGTACTTTACTTGTCATAATCTACGGAAAAAGCGGTAGCTCCAGTTTGTGAAGCATCATGTGCTGCACGTTTATCATTGAAGTGGCAGAGTAATACAGCATAGTGGATAATCTTAATGATGTCCTTACGTGCTGTACCCTTCCTATCATACCGTGAAGCATATTTCAAAATGTTAGACCTACAGAATGCTTCTGCGTCTCCTACTGAGTCAATCAAGTCCAGTGTCTGAACGTTACCTGCTGAGTAGTGACCCCTATAAGTCTGACTGATATAGTCCGAGACCTCTTTCAAGATCTCGTTCTCATTATATTTCAATGGTTCCATACGTACTGTATCTTATCATGATAGCACTCAAAGACGATTCCGTCAAGACTTTTTAGCTTAATCTTATGTAAAGGACTGGAAGGAGTACCGACCCCTTCCATTATCATCCCACCTCTACCATCATTCAAGACGGCATAGTGTCCTATGTAACCATGCTTACTCCACATTTGCGTCTTCCTCCTGATCTAAATCTACCTTAGCATCAATCTTATCATATAGATCGATGAATGATTGCTTAGTCTCCTCATCAAATCTGTTCACACAAACCTGTATTGCTTTAACACGATTGTTCCAGATAGCAAACGCACGAATGATGTGTACCAATCTACGAGTTGAAATAACCTCATCGATACCACCATCCTTAAATGTTCTGCGAATAATATCAGACCAGTTAGCAAGGTTAGCACAGAACTCCTCATCTAGTACACCTAGATTAGCAGATACCTTCTCAAGGATCTTCTGTTCGGTCTTAGGAGTAGGATACTCTTGCTCAAAGGTTAAAGCGAATCTTTCAAGGAAGGCTTCATTAAGCACGTTAGTTCCAATAAATCGTCCATCATCTGAACCCTTACCTTTAGTATTTGCTGTTGCGATGATGTTGAACCCTGACTTTGGTTTAACGAACTTTCCGACTTTCTTAAGGAAAACTCCTTTACCTTCAAGGATTGATTGGAGGCAGAGGATTTTGTTTGAGGCAAGGTCGATCTCGTCAAGGAGCAAGACAGCTCCTCGGTTGAGAGCTTGAATAACTGGTCCATCGTGCCAGACGGTTGCACCGTTAACAAGACGGAACCCACCAATGAGATCATCTTCATCTGTTTCTATTGTAATATTTACACGGACTAACTCTCTACCTAACTGAGCACAAGCTTGCTCTACACTAAGTGTCTTACCATTACCAGACAACCCAGTAATGAATGTAGGGTAGAACATCTTAGAATTAATTATCTTCTTAACATCAGAGTAATTTCCAAAAGGTACATAGTTTGGATCTTTCTGTGGAACTAGATTCTGCTCAACTGCAGGTGTTGCTGGTAGTCCCTCATATACTCTTTCCAACTTCTCTGTAACAGTAAGGTTCCATGAACCTAACTTAACTTTGTAATCTTTAAGACGCTTACTAACAGTTTGATAACCTAGATCAAAGTGAGCAGCAGCTTGACGTAACTGAGATGCATTGATCTCTGTTCCGAATTTATCTTGTAAGTAACCCTTTATGTCTTCTGTGGTTACTGGTGATGGAGCGAAAGGCATTTGGATTTGTTCTGTATGTTATAAGTATAATGGATTGTTTTGATTTATGGGGAAGGGAAGGACAGTTTGTTAACTGACCATCCCTATGAACGAACTAAGGATCTTCTTGTTGTTAGACTTACTACCCAACATCTTCTTGAATGCTTTAGTAATCTGACCCTTAGCAGCACCAGACTCTACAGCAAACTCTACATCAGAATCTAAAGACTTATCTTGAAGGGCATAGAGTTCAGTGAATCCTATAGGACTAGGAATAACAACCGCCTTATCCTTCCTCCACTGCTTCTGTATCTCGTAGTAATTAGTATTACTGTAACGATGTACAAAGTTCTGTAAATGTGTACCAGGGAGGATTCTGAACCCTACAATGTTAACACCAGGATTACGATCCTTGACTTGATTTATTAAAGTTGTAGTTACACCTGTATATGAATCCTCAAATGAAGAATAGACTCTACCAGTCTTACGATCACGTAAAGCACATCCCTCACCAACTCTTGATGCAGAAGTAAACTCTTTCTCACCATCATAACTGCAGGTCTTTCTACCGTAACCCATCATGCTACCCTCACCATCAGTAAGGATGCATACATTAACCTTCTCTAAATCATTCTCTCTCTTGAAGTCTGGTAGAATATAATTGAGACAAACAATTGCTTCATTCAATGGAGTACCAGATAACTCTAGTCCTATTGTTGGTCTGTAGAAACTATTTCTATTGTTCTGATAGAGCCAAGCTTCTCTCCAAACATTCAAGCACTGTCTCTCATAACCACGTGCATTACTACGTGATGAAATAAGATTAACAAGGTTGAAGTTATTACTATCAACATATAGTTCTCCTATTACAGGTTCAACCTCTTCATTGCTTCTCTGGTATCCATAAGTTACCTCGGTCTGACCACTCTTAATTCTATTAACGATTCTCCACTCATTTGTGAAAGCATATACTTCAAATGGAATCTGAACCTTCTTACAGAAAGCAGTAAGATTCAATAACTGCTTAACAGTTGAGTAGAGTGTAGGAGACATGGATCCAGACCAGTCTAATACAAATACTAATCCATGATTCTTACCATCAGGTAGAACTGTTATCTTCTTGAAAAGATCCTCGTTGTATCTGTAAGTATGAAGCTTCGTTGTATCGAGAACCCCAGTGCGACTAGTAGCAGCACGAGCATACGCCGAAGCTGATTTCCTACACTCAAATTCTTTGACAAGGTAGTTGACCTCCTTCTGTGACTGTTTACGAAATTTACGATACTCTTCATCGGGTGTACTATAAACAAAAGATTCTACATTACCATTATGCTCAGGTACATTTCTAGATACAAAGTCTCTGAGATTATCAGCAGTCTTTAAGAACTCCTCTCTACCAGAATCGATCCAATCATGTACCTCAGTCCAATCAATAACAACATCATCTATCGCAAGATCTTGAGGCAACTCAACATACTTTGTAGTACGAGAGTTGTAATCATTTCTATTTAACTTCTTTGTCTTATCATCAAATGCTTTCTGTGTACGTGAAGTATCACTGTTGTGATCACCACCTCTATCAGACCCTTGAGTAACATCATCCTCTTCTTCCTCACCCTCTTCCTCATCTTCACCACCACTTCCACCTTCATTAGAAGGTATCTCAAGATCATTCTCTGACTTCTCTTCTGTCTGCTGTTCTAGTTCACCAGTTCCTTCTTGTGGTGAAGCATTATTAGGTTGCTTCTCTTTCTGTGCATTCTCCTCTAACTGCTTCTGATAAGCATAAACTTCTTTTGCTATCTCAATAACTTCTTCAAATGTTTCTGCGTTCTCTGCCTTAACAACAAACACCATTTCCTCTGGTGTGAATGGTATCAAAGCAGTAGCACCGATCTTAGCATTAAGATTGATACGATCAATTAAAATAAACTTCTTTAGATCCTCGTCACCAATCTCAAAGAAATCCCTATCATCAAGTTCCTTATAACCTCTAGAGAAGGTCTTACATAAACCAGGATACTTACGCTTCATGAATCTCTCGATGCGTACATCCTCAATCACATTGATGTAATCTTTAGGGCAGTCTGCATCTTGTGTCCAATCGTAGTTGGGTGTATATAATGCGTGTCCGACCTCATGACCCACTAGAAGATCATACACAGTGTTTGAAGCGAAATCCCACTGTGGTAATTCAAGTACTCTTCTCTGTACATCAAAAGATGCTGTAGTAATAGTTGTGCTGTGCTCTACTATAAGGTTCTCAGTAGCAAGCAGTCTAGCAAGGTTTCCTTTAATTTCGTGCTGTAGAGTCATGCTGTTCGTGTCTTATGTACCTATAATACATGATCTTAGGGACACTTCAACCAGTAGTGTCCACTTTCTAGACCGTCACATTACCAGCAATGGTGATCCTGTTCTCATCAGAACTATGGTATGGGTTAACCCCATGATGGATCCTAGAAGGGAAGAGTATCATAGCACCTTCTGCTTTCTTGTCAACCTCTACGTTCTGTATATACACACCACCATAATGAGTAGGGTGTATAAAGTATGGACATCCTGAAAACGATTGCTTAGAAGTGTTCTTGTGGAAGGGAAGACTCCTCTCCTCTTCTAAGGTGAATGGTATCTTATGGAAAATAATATAGCTATAGATCCCATAATGATTGTGTGGTGGGTTATATAGGTTCTTTGAAGTGATGTTAACCCAAGGGTCATCCATCTGCAGATTCTTAAAGCCTGTATAAGGATGCATGACCTTAGCCATCTCTGTCTCATACTCATCAGTATAATCCTTATACTGAACCCTATAAGCATTAGCAAGACCTACAACATATGGTGTCAGTAAATCACGAGCTTCTGGTATATTAAAACAATCATCCTGTATACCAGCAGTAGCAGCTTGTATACTTCTATCAGAATTATTAATAATATCATCTAACTCCTTTCTATGTTCAGGAGACATATGTGTCTGCACATAACCAGAACAGAAGAATGGTTGGAATTCAATATTCATTGATCATGCTATAGTTCTTAGGTTTCTCTACAGTAAGAGTTCTCTGGAACTTATCAGTCATAGACTCTTTATGAGATATCACAAATACATTAGTGCTATCATCGAAATTACGTAGGATCCAACCAAGGTCAGAAGAACCAGATTGATCAAGCGAGCCGTCAAAGATTTCATCG